AAATGATATCCTGTCATTAGTTGAATGAGCACGAGCATACATACCAGTGTCTGTTCTACCACTAAAACTATATGATGGGGCACTTGCACTTCCATCAGGCGTGTATATTTCTCCTGTAAAAGTTGCGTCTTTATTTCGGTCTAATGTTAATACTTTATTAATTACTCCACCACCTTCTGTGTAAAATTCAAGATTAGAAGCGTCAAGATTATTGCTAGCGTTGCTATTAGCAATATAAGAACGTCCTCGTCCTGCAATACCTATTGACATAGCCAAGCCATCTCCTGCGGCAACATTACTTGTTGGGTAAGTAAGACTCAATCCAACTGCTGCTCCACTATCGAGATTTGCTGTAGTTAATTCGCCTACATCTGCTGTTTGTGTTATGTTTATGGCTTTAGTTGTAATTCCATTTGCATATAAATGTGACCAATANCTATTACTTGCTCCTAAAGGACGATTTCCATTTCCATCTGGAATTAAATTACCCATTGCCTGGATATTAGAAGCCTCTATCATTAAAGAACTACTTTGGGAATCTATATGTGCGTGACCGTTTAGAGTAGTAAAAAGTATCTCAGAAGCCGATACATTACCAGTAAATACTGAACCTCTTGATCCAGGAACAAATTTAAGCCCACCAGAACCACTTGAACCTGTAATTACTAAATCTTTATTTGTATCTGACTGAAAACTCCAAGTTTGAGCACGAGTAGAATTTGAGTTTCTTAAAAATAATAAATCCGCTGTGCTATTATCTCCACCATCTTTAGAAACTTCTAATTTGTATGTACCTAAATTTCCAATACCAACATTGCCATCAATAGTTACATTACCTGCAATATCTTGTTTAAAAGCATCTGCATTAGCACTACTACCAATATTTAAAACCCCATCATCATCTTTCCATATTCTGTGACTGGTAGCGTGACTACTTGTAATAGCCATACCATTACCTGCCCCATCGCCATTCTGTCTTAAAATAAAAGCACCTGTAGTTGATACCCCAGTACCACCAACAAGTTCTATAGCACCTGTTGCTGTGCTTGTTGTTTTAATTTTTCCTGCAAAAGTTGCTTTTCCATCACCTGAAATAAGCATTTTAGTACTACTCCCAACTCTTGCTTCAAATATTCTTTCATCAGCACTTGTACCTGCTATTTTTGCTAGAATACCATAACCTCCAGTATTTGTGTTTTCAAATCTTCCTGCCCAATTATCTTCTATATCACCTGTGACTTCTAATTTAGCATTTGGACTATCTTCTCCAATACCTACATTAGTTCCGTTGATACGCATTTTTTCAACTCCACCTGATTGAAATATCAATTTACCTGTATTCCTGGCATTTAATGTCAGTGAATTACTACTAGATGTAATAGTTCCATGTATTGCTGAACCTACTTTAATATTCACAGCAGTAGTGTCAATACTACCTGCAAAAGTTGATGTAGCAGCATTCATTTGGAAATGGTCATTGCCAAAATGAAATTGAGCAAAGTCAATAGCGTTACTTCCTGTAGCACCATCTGAACTATGGAATCCTTCTATCTTTAATACGCCACCATACCAAGCACCTATTCTAGGTTCATTAGCAGGGCCTCTTGCAATAAATCCCCAGTTACTACCATTACTAACCGTTAAGAAGCCTTCGGTGCCATTAGACATTGCTCTTACATGATCCAACGTTCCATCGCTGTCCTGGACTTTCAAGCCGCCTTTTGCTTTTAGCGATCCTTCGACTATTGCGTTTTTAGATGTATCTATAGTAATTGCATCTTGGTTATTTTGGATTATCTTAACCGTAGTATTTGAATCCGAACCTATTCTAGTATCGTTACCTTCTTGTTGGAATATACCCGAACCATGATTTGTGTCGTTTAAATAAATATATGGATTTGTTGTATTCTCTACCGTTACATTAGTACCTTTTACCTTTACATCACCTGTAAAAGTTGCGTTACCTGTGGTTGAAATTTCCATTTTAACATTAGACCCAGAATAAGACGTTCCATAGGCTAATGAGTAATTAGCAGATTGATTTAAACCTTGCCACCAATAGTTACTACCTGTTGGTTGATTACTGTATTTAACTGCTACTTCTTCAGCAGTGGTTGTATCGGTAGACTCTAATGTTAAATATACATCTCCAGTTTTTTGTATTGCAACATCCCCCACAAAAGTTGATTTTGGGGTACCTATAGTAGCATCTATCCTTATTGCTTCAGTATTGTTTGTTCCAATAGATAATTGTTCAGAACCACCTGCTGTTCCTATAAAAGTGGTTGGATTTACTCCACTACCATTTCTTATTATAAATGAACCTCTAGAACCTGTGTTAGACCAAAACCTACCTAGTACAGCGTTGTCTGTATCTGGGCCTTTCACATCAAGCATAGCGTTTGTAGATGCTGAAACACCTATACCTACCCTGTTTGAGAATGTTGAATATTGTTGAGAATTTAAAATTAAGGCTTCTGTACCGTTAGGACGAAAAGATAATGAACCACTAGTAGTACCAACTATGTAGTTGTTTTTACTATTGGTTGTTGTTTTAAGATTTAAGGTTGATTGTCCACTACCTTCTATAGTAGTAGTGCTCCCATCAGACCCCAAGATCTTTATGTCTTGTAAGAATTCTATTGCCATGTGCCGCTATTTATTATGATGCAGCAGAAATAACGTTTACGGTTATACTGTCTGCGGTTTGTCCTTGTGCAAACACAAGTTTTACATTATTAGAATCTATGATTTCTACATCACACATTACCATCTTATTAGATTTAAATGCTTGTACAACAACATGAGATGATGATAAACTATGCTGAAAAGTAAAGTCTGTATCATTATCTGCCGCAGGGCCTGTGCCATTAGCAGCCTTGTTTTTTACTGTGTCTAATGCAATAGATACATTACCAAGATTTGTCATGGTTCCAGAACCAGTAACATCTCCTGTAAGCGATATTGTTGGATCCGCTACATTAAAATCTAAATTCTTGTTAGTTGAATCGTATGTAACTGAAATTCCACTCTCAGTATTGTTGGATATCATTCCTCCAACAACACCTTTAATTTGGTCATCAGTTCTAAGACCACTTGTCAATGCAATTGTACCAGTGGCATCAGGAAGAGTTATTGTTCTGTCAGCGGTTGGCTCTCCAATTGTAAGGGTTGTCTCAAACTCATCAGCAGTTGCTCCTTCAAACACGAAAGCATTTGTAACATTAATTTCTGTTTGGTTAACAGAAACTGTTGTCCCTTCTACGTTAAGATTACCCTTGATTGTTACGGTATCACTTGTAGCATTACCTAAAGTAACGTTACCATTTACCCCTAATGTTCCATCAATGATGGCATTACCATCAATCTGTATATCATTAAATTGTACATCTGCATTATCAGAAACATCTTGACCAATAGAAATTTGTCCAGAGTTAGAAAGAGTAACACCAGTTCCACTACTTAAATAAGATTGTACGTCTGCATCTGTATATTGTGTGATAGTGGTAGCAATCTGACCATTGGTGATTGTAATACCTGTGCCTTGTGAAAACATTGCTCTTACTTCAGAAGCAACTAATTCATCCTGCAAGTTTAGCCAAGCAGATCCATCATAAAATTGAAACTTACTTAATGTAGTGTTAAAGATTACATGACCTGCTGCTTTGGTCATTGCATTTCTTTGTGTCGTAGTCTTATTATCTATCTTGACATTTTGTATCTCATTGTTGCCAAGATTAATATGATGTAAATATTCTATTGCCATAACGCTTTAATTTAAATATACTTTGCCTTTTGTGAGGGTGTTGAACCTGATTTTAATAACATTCAAATTTACATATTCTACAGCACCAAACACAATATTATCATACTCATCAACGAGTGTGACTGAGGGCTTTTTATTTAAACTATGTGTTATCTCCCATGTATTAGATGCAGATGCAAATGTTTTTTCATATGTTGCAAACGGATTGTATGTTGGTACATTTTGCAGAGCAGTCCAAGAAACACTAAACCCAGTAGAGAAAACATTTAAAGATACAGTGGTTAATTCATCCCCTGTATGATCCCTTGGAACATTGTTTCTAATAACTTCTAATATGTCTCTTAAAATATCTGTATTTTCATCATCACTTAATCCCGCATCTAACCTTCTTTCTAAAAGATCAAAACCAGTTATAACAAACTCATAATTTTTAGTATGCTTTTCATATAGCGTTTTGTTATATCCATCATATGTTTCTATCAAGTTTCTTAACGTATTAAAATAAGAAATCATCTCTAACTTAGTTGGAACCTTGTGTATTTTTACAATATCTTTTTTTATGCTTTTAGATTTTACACTAAACCAACTAAATGATTTATGTGTGTGATTTAAGGTCACCTCCAAATCTACAGTGTATTTGTTGTCATATAATTTAGAGTTTGAATCTGCTAAAGAAAATTCTCTTGCTACTGTTGTGTTTGCTGTAGTTGTTTGATCAGTTATAGATGAATTACTTACATTGTTCTGACCCTTAAAAAGTCTGCTAATGCTAGTTAATGTGTAATTGGTTACGTCATAACTGGGAGTTGTGTCTTTCACTTTTACTAAAGGTGAAAATTCATTTATATCTTGTGCTGTAGTAAGTTGAATTTTTTGAAAATCGTATGAAATGGTTTTAGTTTTTGTAACAACTGTAGCACTACCAACTGTAAAACTATATTCTATTTTATAAGAGCCTTTACTGACTTGTCCATCTGTCGGTGACAACGGTAAGTTGTAGGAATCAAAAACAGGTAAACTACCAGAGTCTCCTGTAATATCAACATCGCTACCAGGGTCTCTTACAATTCCATCGGGTCTTGTTATTTTTATAAAAATTTTTACACCTGTCTGTGCTTTAGAATAGGTAGAGGTGTCCGTAACCACCAACTTTGGAGTTGAGGTTAAATCAAAATGTACTGTAAAATCTATTGATACGCTACCTGTATCGTTTGTGAATGTGCTCATATTTTTAGTAAAAAAAAAGTCGACCTCAGTATTAATTTACTTTGGCCGACTTTCAAAACAAACCAACAACAAATTATTTAAGCAATTTTACGACTTCTTGGTAAACTGATTCCCCATTTTTGTTACTCAAAACAAAGTTAGTGAACCCTTGCAAATAACTTGATTTGGATGATCTCGGTACTGTTACGATAGTTTCACCTGTTCCCACCCATAGGAAAGAACTGGATTTTTTATCAAACTCAATTATTTTTTTATCTATTGCCAACTTACAATTAGCCTGAATAGATTTGTTCTTATCCTTACTTAGTTTTATAAAACCTTTAGGATCTTTTTCTGCCATTACTTCAATCTCATCTCTAAGGATAGACATATCTCTCTTAGCATCTTTGTTCATTGATGAGATAAACTCTCTCACCTCTGCTGCACTTAGTTCTGCTGCAACATTCATTGCATCTCTTCTAAGTGTTCTGTGCTCTCTAGACTCTTTAGCAATCCTAGTTGGCTCAACCAATTCGAATAATGGATTTACTGATGTATCTCTATTTGGATTAGATTTGTTGTAGTTAGATAGCATTAAATATTGGAAGATTTCTCTATCTCCTGTTTTACTACCTCTTAATAGCATTTTACCTTGAGTTTGTTTGCTAAAAGCAACTGGCTCAATAATTGGCTTACCACCTACGCCTAACGATTTGATATTTGCTATATCTATATACTCGTCATTTTCCTTGTCGTAGACTCTATCTACCTCTGGCATAAAAGCAATTGATGGCATAATAACCTGTCCTTTATTTTGAGGATCTGGTTTTACATTTAGGTATTGGAATACCTTTACCTCATCTCTATTAAGAGTTGGAGGGTTTTTATAATTATTATATTCTTTTGTTTTAATCATAATGTGTTGTTTTTTAAAAAAGAGGGGAGGGTTAACTCCCCCCTTCTAAGGTTAATATTAGATACGCTTATGCCCATCCAGTTACAAGTGCACAATGCTCTTTTCCTAGAACCTCAAGTCCCATAATGGCTTGATAGTTTACATCTAGAATTGCATCAGCACTAGTTGGTGTTGGTGCTAAACCACCTGTAAGAGTTTCTCTGAAAGAGAAGTTGTTTCCATCTCCTTCTAAGTAACGTACTTGTAAGTAGTCTTGCGATCCACCGCCACCTGCTGTTTTAACTTGACCAGTTGGTACAAGATAAATTTCACCAGATCCAGTTACTGTTGAACCTAACTCATTGTGATCAAGAATTGACATTTGTTTCTTGTTCCAAGTTCTTCCGTATAGGCTAAACTTGTCGATACCCAAGTCAATTTCCTTACCATCTACATTGAATCTTGCTCCAGTTAAACCACCATTAAGGTTGTTTAAAGCGTCATCAATTTTGATGTTAGCAGCAGTACCAACCCACATCCAGTAATCTTTAGGTGCTCTTGCTTTGTTTAAAGCAGCAGTAAGATTAGATAATGTAGCCAATACTGATGTAGAGTATCCGTAAGGAGATCCTGATGTTAGGATACCACCTGCCTTCAACTCTTCTCTAAGACCATTAGTAGTCTGAACAGCGTTTCCACCAATGTTCATGTCTCCTACAGTTGCTCCTGCATAGAAATCACCTGATCCCTTACCGAACATTAAAGCGTTAGAGATATCACCTCTAAATCTTTGTAATGCCTCGTAAGTTCCTTTGTACATGAAATAAGGCTTACCTTTATACTCAACAGTCACTTTAGATGCTTTTGCAACATCAGAGATTCTGTATTTGTTTTTAAAGATTTGCACTCTGTTAGACTGCTTAGTAAGACCATACTTGATTGGGTCTGGAGATCCAGAACCTTCACCTTGTGCATTCGAGAATACAACAAATTTATCATTTGCTGCATTATAGTCTGATGCAATACCTGAACCATCAACTGGTACAAAGGTAATGTCATTATTAGCAGCAAGAGCAGTAATTAAATATACATTACCAGAAACTCCCATCATCAAGTCACCAACTCTTGCGGTTCCTATTGAAGAAGTACCAACTGCTGTTTGTTTACCTGTACCACTTGTACCTCCTTCAGCAAGTGTTACTACATTGTCCTTGTATAACGCCTCATTTACGAATGCGTGGTATACAGGTTGTGAAACAGGCTTTAATTTTCCTAATGCCTGCATAACGTCAAGGAATGAATCCTCTTCATTTTGTACGTCTAAGACGCTTGATAAGATCTCTCTTCCTTGCACAAAAGAGTGCTGTAGAAATGATAGAGAACTTATATAATTACTATTTTCCATTTTTTTGAATTATTTAAAAATTTAACGAATGATTTTAACATCTGAGTCCCCTCTACTCAGTGCCCCAATTAATCCTTCTAAAGGACTACTAGGCTCTTTATATCCTTGTGATGCTTTCCTAGGTTTTGAAGGGTTTTTCAAATCTGTAACAACCTTCTCTTGACCTAATTCTTGCCCATGAGATATAAGGGATGAATCGTACACATCAGGATCTGTAGCATACGCTAAAACTCTATACCATTTAGAAAAGTCTATATTACCATCACCATCTTTAAATAAATTAAAGAATTTATTATTGTCTTTTGTCATCTCCTCCAATTGCTTGGGATCATCAATTTCATAAGAAAATTTCTCACCATTATGTTCAACTAAGATACGCTTGTTGTCAAGAATATCTTTAGTAGTTTCATGGCTAGTAACAGTTTTAAACCAATCTTCATTAATAGCGTTTTGATCTACTTCAGTTTCTGAGTCACTTTTTGGAGGTGCAGTAAAATTCTTTTGTTCGTCAACAAATTTATTTCTGAGTTTACCCGCATCTGCTTTAAGTAGTTCTTTTCCAAGTTCTACTTCCTCCTCGTCAAACTTGTCCTCGTCTAGAGAGTATTTATCAACTATGTCTCTCTGGTACAATCTTTCGATTGCTCTTTGAGATAATGTTGGATGTTCATTTGTCAAATTACGTCTCATAACTTGCTCGTCAGACATCTCTTCATAGTTAACAGATGTCGCCTCTAAATAGGGTGTAAGACTTCCGTTCTTATTATAATAATCGACTGCACTTTTGATGTAGTCGTCTTTAAATTGAGTACCTTTTGAATCTCTCATTCGTTTATAGTCCTCAAAAAAATCTTCTAAAGTTTCGGCTCTACCTTCGCTTAGATCTTTAGATATGCTGTCAAGTTGATTAAACAACTCGTCAGGTTTACCAATATTTTTATCTTCTTCTTCTTCTTCAGAGTCAGGGGTTACTTCTTCTACCTCTTCTTCTGATGTAGATTCTTCAGAAGTACTCTCTACCTCTGTATTTTCTTCGGAGGTATTTTCTACCTCTGTTTCCCCTTTTACTTCTTCAGTTTCAGGTGTTTCTTCTTTGGGTTGCTCAAGAACAATGTCTTGTGCCTCACCACTTTCATCTACCACTTTAAGTTCGGATAGATCAAAGTTTTCGTCTATTTGTTCTGCCATAATTTATTTGTTGTTTATTATTTGTTATAATTCTACTCCAGGTTGGTCTATAATCTTCATACCCATTTCTTTAGTAGGTAAGTTGTTTATAGCGTTTTGTTCTAGTTTTGATGCTTGTCGAATTTCTTCTATTTCTAATTCGTATTTATATTTTTCTTTTTGCAATTGAGAGGCTAATTGATTTTTTAATTTTTCCATTTCCATCTCCATTTGTGCGTTCATTTGAAGAGTCTGCTGTTTAGATTGTTCGGCAGCCTGTGCAGACTGTTGTTGTATCTTACCATTCATCTCTTGTTGACGAATTGCTTTTTGTTCAGCCTCTTCTCTTTTCTTTTTTATCCTATATGCTAAAACTTGCTGTGCTTGTTTTAGATTAGTTATTTGTTCTATATAAACAGCATCTTCAAAATCAACCTGACCTTGTGCAACACTAGCCTGTAGTATCTGCATAAGTCTTTGTTTTTGTTCCTCCGTAGGTCTATCTTCAATTTTTACACCAAACTCATGTTTACCGACAGAAGGTGACATCTTGAAAAACTTCATAGATTTATTTCCTAATGACCTAACATATCCTTGTACAGGAGATATCTTAACGCTATCCTGTAATCTTACAATACAAGATGCTGCTAATTGCTCCAATAAATATCTTTCTCCTTGCTCTATGTGTGCTAATGCATTATTAGTTGCTTGTGCCGCTAATTTTGCAGTAGTTGTTAAGGATCTTGCGTCTGGAGTTGATCCATCAGTAAATTCATTTAATCCTGTAATCTGACGTATCATTTCTATGTTATTCTGAATAACAGTATAATATGATACAGCGTCTCTTCCTAAACCATTTTCCAGTTCCTCAATAGGCCTGTAGTTTGTTGGTTTTCCACCTATATCATTTCTCCTATATACTAACGTACCTGTTTTGTTAAACAAGTCAATAACATCTGTAGGCTTCATTTGATTACCTCCTGAGCCTAAAGGAATATCCTCTAACGCACCGAGTTCAATCATAATACCTTTTGGTCTTGCCTGATTTATAGTGTTTTGTAATCTATACCATGAAATTTGTATTTGGTCTGCAATTGGAATTAATTGCTCCATAATACCTAGTGGTTTCATGTTATGAAAGTCAGGTGCAAATAAATGGAAAGACAAGTCTGTGTCCATTAATTTAGACTGAACTCTTTTCATATTGTTACACAATCCATAATCAAAGCAATAAGGTGAGTCTACAACCCACTTTATTTTATAAACTGTTTTATAAGATGATCTGGTGAACTTATTTTTCTTTTTATTTTTATGATAATAAGATGTTCTGCCAAATCTTTTATTTCCTCTTTTATCGACTCTTTCTTCGTGTACCATTTCGTCAACAGAGAAGAATTCTAAATCCAAAACCATAACTTTTCTGTCGTCATAGTTCTTATAATATTTTTTATTAGAAGGAAACATTTTTGTATCCCCTTGTCTACCTGAATAAACCTCTGCTATATCTTGGTATTCTTTTTCATTAAATTCATTTCCTGCTAATTGTTTTAAATCAGCAATGCTCATCGTCTGTACTTCACCAATATGAATTTTATCACTAAAGTCTCTTTTATTACAATGAGATATTAAAAGTTTCTGTGGATCAATAACCCTAATCTTAACAGCACCATTACTATCAATAAATTCTTTATATCCCGCAACACCATAATCAAAAAGATATTCCATGACCTGTTTTCTTTTTTCATCCATACCATTTGTATGAAACACCAGATCAATACCTTGCTCCATTTCAATAGCAGCATTATGCTTATAAGTATAAGACATATGCATTTCTAATTCTTCGTCATCTACAGGTTCACCTTTTTTATGCTTTAATGCTGAGAACTCTTCCATACCTGGAATAGATTTGGCAACTGTGTTTCTGAGATCCATTTTTGCTTTTGTCTTAGCATAATAGTCTTCAGTTTCTGACTGTGCTATTGCATCGATTGGAGATGCTGTAATATTATATTCAGTCTTGTTCAATTTACCTAATGCTATTCTCCTAAATTTAGGAACTATAGGCAATACACTCCAGTCTATTGCAAACCAAGACTCATTATCAGTCTCGTCTACATTTAATAAACTTTTATATTTGTTAACAGATTGGTTTCCTTGAGCATAATCTTTTATTCTAGGGTAAGAGCCCCTATTATTATGAAATGACTGAGTTCCATGGTTAGTGTAGTCAGACCATGCTGCTTTTGCGTATGACAAACACCAGTCTTTACCCTTTTCTTTGGGGTCAATTATATGACTGGGATAGTTTGCTTTGGTTTCTGATTTTATCATCCTACCTTATGTCTTTTAAATATATTTTTNGCTTCAACTAAATTATCTTTTGTAAATTGATTTTTTAATAGAATATGTTTGTCAGCAATAAGTGTATACCCTGCTGCCATTGCCGCATCGAATTTTGTTGTTTTACTAATATCAAATTCTAACCAATCTTTTAACAATTCAGAAAAGCACACATTATCTATATGATTCTCAATATAATCTTCAGTCACTTCTGCTATTTGCTGATGTGTTCTAACAGATCCACTTAATCCAGGCTTCATACTTCCAGGTAGAAACATTAAGAATGCAGAGTAACCTCTATCTTCAAAATATGTTTTTATACCTACTTTATTATCCTCAAACAAAAGTTCGCAAGAATAATAGTGACAACACTTCAAAACATCTTCATAAAATTGTCGTGCTGTACTTGGTCGGTAAATATATTCAACTATAAATGAACTATCATAAGAATTTGATACTGAGTTGTGTTTCTTGTAAACATAAAATGCTCCATTAGACCTTCTATTGTCTACTGTGCTGTCATGATCGTATGGATCACAGCCCATAACAAACTCTGTTTTTCTGGTAGGAAAATAATTTTTTCCTCTTTTTGTAACTCTATTTGCATCGTCATGTTCATCAAATAAATAAGATACTTTAAACCTTCCATTTGACATAGGTTTAAATTCTACATGGCCAGTGTCTCTGTCTCCAACCCACTCAAAATTTCCAACAGTATATATATTGTCGTTCCAGGATATTCTGTCTAATTGATTATTTATTTTCATTGCATTAAACAAAGACCTTTCACCATCTATGCGAAAAGCCTCTTCAATAGTGAACGGATTCCTTCGTATAATGCTAGACAAAGCACGATCATCATTAGCAAGATTTGCCCTTTCAGCCAAATAATATTCTTTACCACGATCTTCATTAGCGTAACCATATTCATCAAAGTATAGGGTTTTGTAAGCAGGGGTAAAAAATCTGAATAGGCCGCTTGGAGTTCTTCCTTGAGGATTTCTTTCTTCTTGATTACTGTTTTCCCAAAGCCTTTTAAAAGACTCTCCACCTGAGTCCATTTCCTCCACAGTGGTTGTGTAAAGTAATTTTCCAATATATTGTCCATCCAGTTCTGAACAGAATCTAACAACATTGTGCCTTTCCCACACATCCACTTCCATAGTTTTACCAACCTCGTCACCAAGGTATCTATGTAATTTTGTACCATCATATGCATATTTATCTGAACTTTTCCAATCTATTTGACTTTCAAGTTCTGGTTTTCCTAAGTCCTCAAGCGACTTTCGCCCACGCTTAGTTGTTCTATAAAATCTTAATTCTGAGGTTGGGGTGACCCCTTTAGATTGATCGTATACAGGTCTAAAGAAATCTGGTAGTTTTTTAAAAGGACTAACAATTGATTTTTGAAACACATTGTTTTTAGCATCTCCTGCTGTCTTAGATTGTATACCTCCGTTTTTATTTTTAGATCTAGATATAAGGTCAAACATAAATACACCTGCCCTTACTGTTTTTCCCTGTCTACGTTTTGTTAACTCTATCATGCCTAAGCAGTTAGGGTTATCTACACACGATTGTAAAAAATAAAAATATTCTTGGTCTACCTTTCTAAATTTAGGGTAGCCAACATCTATTTTCCACCAGTTTAAAAACAAATAATGCATACCAGTTATATATTCTGCTATTCCATTATTCATAAACCAAACACCGTTCAGTCTTCTGTCCCATTCCTGAGATCTAAAGTTTTCCAGTTCTACATCAAAATAATCTTTATCCTCATCTTGTTTAGATAATTCTTCACTTCTTTTGTAGTGATAATTTTCTGGTAACTCCGTTCTTGTCCATACCTGGTCTTTACTAATTGACGAGTTAGTAATTACAGGTCTTTTCTCTTCCTCCTTTGTTATTAGGTTATATACATAACCTTTTTTTGGTATATCAAAATCTATACCCTGAATGCTTATTTTTGTCATAAGTTAGCAATAAACTCTGGCGTTAATCTTTTGTCTGCTTTTATGATTTTTAAAAGTTCTTGATCTTCACCATATAGTTTCATATAATAAGAGTCTAGTCTATCATTGATAGTGTTGAGGTCATCCATAATTTTAGATTTAATTTGCAAGGCTTGTAATATATCCTTGTCTCTTTCTCCCTCTACTGGACTTAATAGTTTAGTTTGATATTCAAAAAATGTCTGCTCATTAGAAACAATCATTGACCATATTCTATTGCTTTGTTTTCTTAAAAATTCGTCAACCATCGATATAAGTTTCTCTGATAAAAAGAAAAACATATCGTGCAATGTTTCATTGTCTTTCACAAGATCGTATCCTGATAAAATAGCACACTGTTCTTTTCTAACTTTTAAGTCAGGGAACTGTTCTTTCATAGGCGTATTATGATCGTACATATACAATACATAACTAATCATCTTTTCGTCAGCCTTATCAAAGGACTTAAACATTTTAATTTTTGGGTACTTTCTTTTTAATGACTTTATCCCATAGGGGTTAAATATCATCTTATTAAAGTCTTCTTTATTGAAGATTTCGGTCAACGACATATTGTTGGTTTTGTACAAAAGTATGTCTTTAGTATTAGTTGGTAATAAAATTTTATGTCTGAAAATACACTAGCCATGATTAAATGAAAAATAGGCGTAGAAACATTGTGTTGACTACTAAATATTTGTAGTGTTCGCAAACTCAAATATTATATTTGGAACAAAATTACGATAATGGCTTTGTATCAGGGAAAAAATGTAACCCTTAATAAAATTATGAAATCGGAAAGACCTGCTAAAAAAAGCAAGGTTTATGTAAAAAAGCCCAATGGTAAAATTACCGTTGTGCATTTTGGCGATCCCAATATGAAGATTAAGAAAAACATACCTGCTAGAAGAAAGTCGTTTCGTGCAAGACATAAATGTGATAATCCTGGGCCACGATGGAAAGCAAGATATTGGGCCTGTAAAACATGGTAACATGATGACGATGCAAGACTTAAAATTATACCTTATTAATGCGGGGACGCTAACAATCTCTATGACTGAAATAGATACAGTATTAAAAATATCACTTCTTATAATTAGTATCGGATATACCGCACAACGTTGGTATTATCTTAGACAAGAAAATAAAAAGAAATAATTATGGATGAAGAAAAAATAAAAAGGCTCAAGGAAAAGATTGCTAAACTGCGTAAGTTAGGTAGGGAAGAAAGAGCCATGAATCTTGAAAGAAAATTNAAAAATAAATCAATTAGAAAAAATCATAAGCAAACTAAAACCAGAACCAATACTGGTGAAAAGATTCAAGAGATAAAGAAAAAGATTAAAGAAAAGGTTGGACTTAATACTACAGTTACTCCTGTAAAGCAAGAAAACATGGAGGATACCAATACTGGTAAAAAATACCATGAGGATAAGACAAGAAAAATGATTAAGAAAGATAGATAAATGGCGTATACTAAAATTAAAAAAAAGTGTAAGTGTGGAAAAGACTACAGCAAATGTAGAGGATGTTCTAAAAAATGATACTTGGTCAGACGAGTGGCTTATAGATCAATACAATAGAAATAGACAAAGCGAAGATTGGGTTTATTCTATAGAAGAACTTAATGTAACCAAGGATGGCAAAAGAAATTAAAAAAGTTAACATGGATGGTTTATCTGCTAGACAAAAGTCTACTATGAATAAACATAAAGAACATCACAGTTTAGCACATATGAAATATATGATAGGTGCAATGAGAAATGGTAAATCTTTTTCAGAGGCACATAAAATTGCAATGGATAAAGTAGGTAAGTAATGGCAGAAAAGAAAATAGCAAAAAAAATATCATGGATGTTTGGAGGCAAGAAATATTACGGAACAAAAATTCGTGAAACAGAGACTCATATTTTTGCAAGAACTCATAATGGTAAAGTAAAAAAAATTAAAAAGAAATAATTATGGCAGGTATAGCAGCAGCAGCGAAAGCAATAAAGGCAGCCAAAGCAGCGAAAGCAGCAAAAGCGGCAGGGGCAATTAAAAAGGTTAAGGCTGTTTCTACAATCAAACCACAAGGCGTAAAACCCATGGATGTTAATTCAGAAACGCCTGAAATAAAAAAGGTCAATGTTGATACAGGGAAGAGAAAAAAGAAATTAAAGAAAAAAATAAAAGATCTCAGAGATGGGAATACTAAATCAGATGGTATAGGAAATACTGATACATCTTCTCCTGATATTAATGAAGGTTTTAATAATAAGATGTCTGGGTTCAATAAATGGTTTTGATTAACAAAACTTAACATTTAACTTTCGTAAAAATAAAATCAATTATTATATTGCACTTTTTTCCGAGTGCCTAACATCTATTACGCTTACTATTATCGCTTACGCTTACTATTATCGCTTACGCTTACTTTGTTCAACTAATTAATTAAATTAAAAATGCCAGAAAATCCACCACCTGACTCAAATTACAATAATCAATTTCATGTTACATTGGAGGACAAGGAAGAGGTTTTAAACATGAGAAAATTAGAATTAATGATAGACACTCTACAAACTTTAGAGAATTCTAATTCAGCAGATTTATATGGAGTTAAGTTAAATATTATTGATAAGATAGACAGACTTGTGTCTAGGCTCTAGCCTCACGATTATTTATAATATCATAGAACACTTGTAGTTTTTGAATTTGTGGGTGATAGGGGTGTTCTAATTTTAATCTTAATATTTCTTCTAAAATATCTTTAGGACTTGCTTTCGATAATTTTTTCGATTCTGACATAGTGCATAGTTTTTAGCATTCGTTTAAATTGTTTTTTATCTCCGAAGTAGGAATGACATTCCCTACAAAGTGCCATAAGATTTTCTGGGGTATCTCTTTCACTAGACCCTCCCATACCTCTTGGTTCTATATGATGAATATCAACTGCTGTCTTATCACAAACCTCGCAGCCAATCCAGTCTCCTGGGTCATACATAAAATACTCGTGGTATAATTTAGTATGTTTCTTCATATTCGGTGTAAATTTTTACTACTCGATTTCAAAAAATTTTTATTTGGGGGTATCAGAATTTGGGGTGTCATATCTCCAACGTCTCTTATCTACCTTGAATTCATAATACTTGTTTCTCTCATTTACAGTAACGAGATCCCACTTTTTAATATCTTCCTTTTTAAAGTTTAATATAACATACCTCTGTCCAGAAAGGAATAAAACAAATATTATAAAATCAACATCTAACTTATCTATGGTAAACATATTTACCTTTAAAGACCTTTCACATCCTTTTACATCTATCTTACATTCATTAACTATTAAATCAGGATCACTAACTCCCTTCTCTTTAACAAAGGCTGAAGTTGTATAATTTGTCCCTTTTAAATCAAAGTTGTGACGTACTAGTAACTCGGCAAGTATACCCTTAAAGTCTGTGTAAAATTCATTGTCAACTGGGTGGTCAAATAGTATTGGATTCTTGTATTGGTAAGACCTAGATTTCCAGTAAAGTTTTTTGTAGTGTTCACGATTAGCCATAACTCTTGAGTCGACATAAAGTCGAGCATGATCACTTATGCATTGAGGTATATCAAACGGGCCTTCCAGAGTGTTCTTTAATTTTCCCAAGAACATCATCCTGTCTCATTATATAGAATTTGATTTCTTCTATAGTATTTAGAAAGGCATACCTTTCATGAAACATAACATGGTCTCCTGGGGTTAATAATTCTTCCTTATTTTTTTTGGGGGTACTAACAAATCTTACATACCCTTCGGTTTCTGACATCTTGGGTTGTCCTAAATAAATAGAGCCAATCATTTCGTCTGTCATTTCAGGCTCAATTAAAACATGATTGGAGATAGCAGTTATTCCAGTTCCATCAACTTTACAAAAAACATCTTCTAAACTACAAGTATATATGTCATCCTCTCCGAAGATCAAATTATCCTTATCAACTGTTAAATAATTGAAGTATACTTTATCACCTACCACTAATTCTTGTGCTAGAAAATCACCACGAGTATCCTTACACCATTTACCTCTAGGCAAAGCCACGACCTCTCCACATATTGTTACATGGTGTTCTGGATTAAATGTGACGTCTAGGTATAACTTGTCTCCGTTTCCAAATGTAACCTCATCGTTATATTTTTTAGAAACCCTAACTGCTATCTTTGACCCAATCATATTCATGTGGTAAAAATACTTAACATGAACGATAGTTAATGCCTAATTATCAATGTGTTATTAACACTGTTATGAACTGATAGCCATTATGTCTAGCATGGGTAGCCAAATTGTCTAGCCAAAATAAATTTGGAAGTTTGTTATATATTAGTATATTATATATTATATATATATATTATATATTAGTATAATAGATCTTATTAGTATATTACATTATTACCGAAATGATTTTTATTTCCCCAAATCTTTCGTCTAAGGAACGATCAAAAACCTTGTGATATGGTAGCATCAAAATTTAATTTAAGTTTCTTATATTTGCTCAGAAACTCATTGTAGGCATCTTGATGTGGTAATAGTATATATATGGTGGCTTGTGTCCGAGAGTGGAAGTGGATTTGGTGAACTGGGTACTATTGAATTGTGGCATTCTAAAATCAAATCCGATTCTCAATAGGAATCGAACAAATACCTATAGACTACTGATTGTCAGTCATTTATAAGCAGTCTGTATCTATTTTGTGCTTGTTTTTCTTTATTTACTATGCTAAAAAGGAAACCAACAACAAAAAAAATGTCAAGCGATACGATTTTGGGAATCTCTCCTCCTCTTTATAAAGATGGAGTAATGCTGTGGAGAATTAAGCCACAAAACAAACCAAACATAAAACTAAATGAAAGTAGCGAACAAACTAAGAGAATTATTTAGCCACAACAAAGCCATCCAGAAATACTTGCGAAGTCTGGACAACGACTTTACACCAAAGACAATTTATATCTTTCTTGGATGTAGTATAATAGAATCAGAATGTAAATCAGATTTCACATACTACGAGATTAAAAAGGTTCTTCAACTCCTGGACAAAATGGAACTTGTAAAGATTTCTTCACCTCATCAATTCTATAGAGAACACAAACGACTATTGAACGAAGGTTTTATTGAACGCCAGACAAAACGAGAGAAGTACACCAAACAACAATTCAATGTTAC